AAATGTTTTTTGGTGTAAAGAAGATGAGGTTGCTTCAACAACTGTTGAAATTGCAAAAGACTGTGTTGTTTGCGGAGACAAAATGGAAAACATTGGTTGGGTAGAACAATCAGATGTAGAAAAATTTGAAGCAATCAATAAAGTTATTGATTCTTATTTTACAAAAGATGATGCACCAGGACCAGATCATGCTGCAACAACTCACGAATCGGATAATGTAGTTAATAGCTCAACAGCAATTAATCTTTATCCAGATCAGAATAAAGGAAAAAAGGTTTCGCCTATAGATTTAACTAGTGCGATTAAGAAAAATGAAGGAGGTAATGAAATGACAGAAGAAACAAATACAGAAGTAACAGCAGAAGTTACCGAAGTTGATGCTCCAGCTGCAAATGCAGTTGTTGCTGTTGATGAAACAGCAGTTGATGCAGGAGAGGCAATTGAAAAAGCTGTTGCTATTTCAGAGGTTGAGGATACACTTGATTTCGCAAAAATGGTAACTGATCTTAAGAGCCTCCTAACAGATTCACTAGAAAAGAATTATGCAAATCATGCTGCTACTGTTCAAGATGTTTACCGCATAGTAGAGGAAACTAGAGCGGAAATGTCAAAGGCTATTGATGATGTCAAGGCTAAAATGGCAGAAAAAGATGAGGAAATGAAAAAGACGATTGCAGATATGTACGGAAAAATAGAGTACGTTGACCATGCCCTTAAGGGTTTTGAGTCTGCAACCGCAGTTAAGAAGTCCAGTGACCTTTCGGGGCCAATGGAGGATGTAAAAATCCAAAAAAGTATATGGCAAGGACACTTCCTCGGTGTTAATAGCTTAACAAAATAAACTAGAAAAAATAAGGTGGTGAAATAAATAAATGAGTAATGAACTTTTACAAAAAGTAATTGATACAACTAATCTTGGCACAGGTGCAGTAAACGCTTCTGGCGATTCAGCAAACCTTTCAGGTGTAGGTCTCCTATATCCAGATCAGGCTAACCGTTTCCTTGATTACATGTGGGATGCTACGATTCTTGCTAAGGCAGCTCGTACAATTCGCATGCGTTCAAATACAACAGAAATTGATCGTGTTTCAGTGGGTCAGAGAATTATGACCGTTGCTTCTGAAGATAATCCTCGTGACTACACAGGGTATGATCCAGCTTCAACAGGCCAGTTCTCAAATGCTGCTGCTACATTCTCAAAGGTTTCTTTGACAACACGCAAGTTGCGTTTAGATTGGGAACTTTCTTCTGAGTCTCTTGAGGATAACCTTGAGGGTCCAGATTTGGAAGACCACATTGCACGTTTGATGGCTACCCAAGCTGGTAACGACATTGAGGATGTTCTAATCAATGGTGTCGGATCTGCTACAACAGGTCTACTTTCAGCTTTTAAGGGCTTCCGTCAGCTCGCAATTGATAACGCTCACGTTGTTGATGCAAATGGTTTGGGACTTGACAAGGCTGTATTCAACCTTGCAATTAAGACCCTTCCACGTAAGTACAAGCAACGTCGTAACCAGCTCCGATTCTTCTCAGGATCTAACTTGGTTCAGGATTACCTATACAACTTGACAGCAAACGCTGGCTCAGTAAATCCATTTGATATCGCTTCTGGCGTTATCCGTGGTGATGTTGCAGCTAACGATGGTGGTCCAGGTACAGTAACTCCGTTTGCTTTTGGTATTCCAGTCATCAACGTTCCATTAATGGATGAGACAAAGGCAGGAGATTATGCTTCTCCTTCAGGTCTTCATGGAGATGTCCACTTGACATTCCCACAGAACTTCATTATTGGTATTAAGCGTGATGTAACTGTTTATCGTTTGTTCCAGCCAAAGAAAGATACAATTGAATATACACTATTCATTCGTGTCGGTTGCGCTGTTGAAAATTACGATGCACATGTTATCGTTAAGAACGTTAAGGTTTCAGGTTCAACTGGTACTTCATTCGGTTCCGTAACTCACGGATCAAATGTTACTGGTGGTGCAGGAACTTACACATACTAATATTAATTAGTTGCAAGATTAAGGGCGGGGCTTCGGCTCCCGCCCTTAGTCATTTAATGATATAATTAAAACACATTAACGAGAGGAAAAATAATGTCATTTACAGAATTAAAAATTGGTGAATTAAGAAAAGTAGCAGAGATATTTGGTGTTGATGTTGCAAGTGTAAAATCAAAACAAGAAATTTCTGCCCTTCTTGAAGAAGAGGGTGTTACATATCAAATGTATAATAAGTTTGTTAATTCAGAAAAAGAAGAAATTGAAATTCCAGAAATAGAAAAAAAGAAAAGAGAAAAGCCTTTGAAAACAGAAAACGCAATTTTGGTAAAAATGGAAAGACTAAACTTTTCATATCAAGCTATGGGTTACACATTTACCCAAGAACACCCATTTGTTGCTGTATCTGAAAAGGATGCACAAAATATTTTTGATAATCATAGTGGATTTAGAATTGCGACTCCAAGAGAGGCACAGCAGTTCTATAATTAATAGGGGGTGTTTTGATTGCAAAACATAGTTAGAGGAAGTAAAGAAAAGTTATACTTTTATGTATATAGTGATGGAGCACTAACTCAAGCAGATAGTATTCCAACTGTATCGGTTTATGATGCAGATAATGATGCAACTCCAATAACAGGTTTTAGCAATGTCACTGTATTTAATGAAAACCCGCCTGGTGTTTATTCCTTTATGTTAACACCAACAATAACTTCAACAAACAAAGTTATTAAGTTAGTTTGGTCTTATTCAATGGGCGGGGACCATTCTACAGAAGAAGAATTTTATGGAATAGAAACTGTTTATTCTACAGCAAGCGAAATTATAGACTTTTTGGGGTTTGGTTCTGTGCCCTCTGATATTGATTATCATGACCCTAAAGATATATCTAATGCAGAAAAAATTGCAAGAACAATAATAAATGGCTATACGGGTCAAAGATTTGATCAGCGTTATGGAAGTCAAGAGGTTTTTGGAAAAGGTTCAGATGCCTGTGAATTAGTTGAAAAAATGATCACCCTAGATAAAGTTTGGGAAAACGACATATTGTTAATTGATAACACTGTTACTCCAGTATTTAATACTTTTGGCTTTAATTTAGAGATCACACCAACTGGTAAAGCAATAAGAATAATAAATCAAGGCTGGGACGTAAGGTATGATAACCAAGTAGACCCAGCGGTGCTTTATTATGGAAGATTTAGAGACAACTCTAGATACCAGTTCCAAGGAACTATTGGTTATAAATATGTCCCAGAAGATATTAAAATAGCATCTATGTTGCTTGTAAATGACATACTTGCAAATGATTTTAACTGGAGAAATAAATACTTACAGAAGGTTGACCTTAGCGAAATCTCGTTTGAGATGGCAAAGGGTGCATTTAACGGTACTGGAAATATTACTGTTGATAACATTCTTGATCAATATCGCAATGTCAATATTGTGATTATATAATGGCACTATTTCACAATTCAACTATGTCCTCTATTATGAATATGAAGGCTGACGTTTATGAACAACAAAATACTCAAGACCCACTAACAGGTGCAATAGCAAGAGAATGGGTGTTTAGAGAAACAATTGTTTGCAAGATAGAGCCAGTTAAGTCTGGCGGTGCTTCAACAAGAGGAGATAGTAAAGTTTTTGATAAAGGAGCATACGGCGGTTATGCTGAAAAACTTCAATTAAAAGTAAAGTGCCTGCAATTGTTAAGTAAGCGTTGGAGATTAGAGAATATCAGGTCTAGCGATAATCAACAGGTGTTTGTTGAAATTGATAGATACGGAAAGCCAGACTCTTTGTTTGAAGTATTTTCATCTCACGCAGTACTAGATCCTTTTGGCAAAGTATCATATTTTGAAGCAGTCTTGCAGAGGAACCCAGTACAAAGCAATGATAAAACTATCAATTAGTAAAGATGTTTTTATGTCTCAAATTGCCGAAAAGGTTTATGCAATAGAAGAACTAGTTTCTCCTACAGTTTTACAAGAAATTGCAAAAGGTGCTTTTACTATTTTGGGTGAAAGGTTTGTTTTTGCAGCAGATAGAGAAGCTGTAAGAAATCCTAAAAAATTACAACATGTTTATGAGTGGGGTAAAATAGGTCAACCTTCGGGTAGACTTTTTGTTATAGAAAGAGCTGGAATATTGGGCGGAACTTTAATAATGAACACTTCGTTTTTGCCATCAAAATTACCAGTTCCAATTCCGCAAGAATTGCAAGTTCCAGGACCTACAGGTAAATACGTATCTGCTCACAACATATTTAAATATAAAGCTGATGTTATGGAAAAAGGATTACCAGTAAGTTTTGATGTTAAAAATATAATTACATTTCTGGGTGCTCAGGGACAAGTTTTTGTTAATCCTGGAAAAACTATTACAATTATGAATCCAGGCGGTATTCAAGCAAAGAACGCATTTAGAGATTTTATGGTAGATTGGTACACCAAAAATTCAAACGTAATTATGGAAACATCTGGATTCTATGAGAAAATAGCTCAAGATACTGCAATAATAGTAAGTTCAGGAGAAGGAACTAGATCTGCAGTAAGACGTGCAGTATCTTTAATAGTAAATTCTATACCAGGCAACAAGGAGGTAATTAGATAATGGTAGATTATACAAGGGTAGCATCATATGATGTTAGGTATTTTTTGTGGCAGGAGTTACAAAATGCTGGACTTTTAAGTTCAAATGATTATTATGCGGATGGTTTTACTCAACCACTTGTTCCCATAATTCCAGCACAACAGGTACCAGAATTTAACAACCTGTTACCTAGCAAGCCATATATAATTTATGATGTAATGCAAAAAGGTTTTGGAAGTACTTGGTGGATTAGCGAAGAAACAATGACATTTGAGATTACATCTGTAAATCCTAATCAAATTCAAACTATTATTAACTTTATAATTGATTTGTTTAGAAGGTATGATAAGTCAGCGGGCGATGTTAATTTAGAGCTTACAGCAGGCAGCCCATACAGGTTCTTGTGGTTCAACCTAGAAAGTGCTGATCCAGTACAAGCATTTCAAAATGAAGGCGGGTTTATGACTGGTATGCTGACTATACATTATGCCTATACCCGTGAAACAGACTCTAATACGGGCAGATATGTATAAAATTTGCTTTATCCTAATTTAATGCTATTATTCTATATGAGGAAGTAATTTATCATATCTTTTTATATTTTAAATAAAATAAGGTGGTGAAATAAAAAAATGGCTACAAGTACAAAAAACGTTATTGTCGGTGCAGCAGCTTTATATACCAGCGTTGGTAATAATACCAACGGTCTTGGTCGCCCAAGAACTGATGCAGCAAATTTATCAACATTAGGTTTTAATACAACAAGCTCTGTTCGTGCAGCATTAAATGCAACAACAGGTGCAAATGCATTCCGTGAAGTTGGTTACACAAGTACAGGTCTTGAACTTTCATACGAACCAGTATATGGTGAAGTAATGGTTGATCAGCTCCTTGATGCAGCTCGTCTTTTCAAGCAATCTCTTAAGGTTATGCTTAAGACCGAACTCGCAGAAGCTACTCTTGAGAACTTACAGTTCACATGGGGTCAGATGGACAACTACTATGTTGCAGCTCAAAATGGTGCTGTTGTAAATGTTCCAACATTAGTTAATAATGATTCAACAGTTACAGGAACAAACGATAGTCCTTCAGCAGTATTAAATCTTGCTGCAGGTGCTCTTGGTGATGCTCCAGTAGAGCGTGTTATTATTGCAGTTGGACAAGCTCCAGCACAGATTGGTTCTTCACAGGCTTTCCAAGAAGGTCCATCAAATGCAGCTCCATCAGCAGGTGCAGGAAGTTCATACAGCTCTTCTGCAATCTCTAACGCTGGTGCATTAACAGCAGCAACAGCTACATCAGCAGTTCGCTTGAAAGAGCGTGTTTATGTTGCACGTCGTGTTGTTTCAATTGATACAACAATGCATGCATTAAAGCGTGATGCAGCAACTGTATTCCCAGTAAACTTCCGTTGCTTACCAGATTCAGATCCAGCATATGCTGGTGCAGAATATGGTATTGTAATTGACCGTGTATACGGTGGCGGAAGCTACTAATATATAAATACAATTTAATATTGAATTTCATTCCCCGTCAGAAATGGCGGGGTTTGAATTTGTATTCACGCATAATATTGGTATAATTTAACTAACAAACTAAGGAGCAACAAATTGGCAACAACAGTATATGATATAGTAGAAATTCAATTAAGCGATGGAACATCCATTGAAGTTAAGCCCCTGCCTATTAAACAATTAAGAAAATTTATGGAAGCCATTAAGATAATGGACGATGCTGAGAACTCTTCAGAAGAAGCAGCCATGGATATATTTATCAAAGCTGCGATGATATGCCTAGAAATAACTAGACCAGAATTGGGTTTAAATAGGGACAAGTTTGAAGAAATTGTAGAAATTCCTACAATGATGAAGATTCTTGAAGTTGCTGGAGGCTTAAAGCTGACAGACCCAAACCTTCTGGGAGCGGCACTAGTTGGGACGAACTAGACCTAAGCTCCTTAGAGTCTGAAGTTTTTCTTTTAGGTCATTGGAAGAATTTTGATGAACTGGAAGAAAATTTATCAATGAATGAATTAATGGCAACATTAAAAGCAATCAGAGATAAAGAGGATCGTGAAAGAAAATTCCTTGCAGCAATACAGGGAGTTGATCTTGATGCTGATTCTAAAGAAGAAAAAGTGGAAGAAGATGTAACATCATTAATGAATCCACATACTGCTTCTAAAGAAGGTTTTGGTGTCGGTGAAGGTCTTGGTTTCATGCAAATGGGGGGTGTAGAATAATTTGGCACGTATAGAATTAAATATAGTTGCGCTAGGTGATTTTGCATCAGTTAATGCGCAAATTAAATCTCTTCAAGCACAAGTAGAATTACTTAATAAAAGTGTAAGTGGTATTGGAGTATCTTCAGCACTTGCCAAAGATTTAGCAGCAGCACAAACCGCATTTAAATCAACAATGTTGTCCACTGGACAATTTACAATGTCAACAGTTACAATGAAATCTGAAACTGAAAAGTTTGGTCAAGCACTTGTTTCTGGTAAATTAAAACTTTCTGAATATTTTAATATAATAACTGGCAAATCTTCACAAGCTACAGCTTCTCTTGCAGCACTAACAGCAGAACAAGTAAAGCTTTCAAATTCAATTGTAATGTCAGACCCTATGAAAAGGGGAGTTCTTTCTGTATATACTCCTACACAAATAAATGCTGTTACAGATGCAACTAAACTTGCAACAATGCAACAGGGTATGTACAATTTATCTCTTGAAGGTGCTTCAAAAGGACTTATAACTTGGGGTAAAAATACACAGTGGGCGGGTCGTCAGTTAACAGTTGGTTTAACTATGCCTATGGTTTTGTTTGGTGCATCAGCAGTTAAAGCATTTCAAGATACCAACCTAGAACTTACAAAGTTACAAAGACTTTATGGTGAAGGATTAACTCCGCCATCACAGGAAGAAATTAATAAAATATCTGGTCAAGTGCTTGCGTTAGGTAAAGATATTGCATCTACTATGGGTATAGCGCAAACAGAAACTGTTAAAACTGCTGCAAGCTTTGCTGCTATGGGTCGTCAAGGACAAGATTTACTTGATACTACTGCTCAAACAATGAGATTGTCAAAACTGGGTGCTGTAAGCACAGCAGATGCAACAAACACTGTTGTCGCATTACAAAATGTTTATAAGGTAAGCACTTATGATTTAGCAAATGCTGTTAATTTCCTTTCAGATATTCAGAAGCAAACAACAATGACACTTGGCGATATGACACAAGCTATTCCACGTGTTGGTCCAATTATGCAACAACTTGGTGGAACATATAAAGATACAGCAGTAATGCTCGTAGCTATGCGTGAATCAGGAATTCCAGCAGCACAAGCTGCTAACGCAGTTAAGTCTGCAGTTGCTTCTATGATTGCTCCAACATCAGCAGCAGCAAAAGAATTTGCTAAATTTGGAATTAATTTAGATTCAGTAAAAAATGCTGGATCTCCAGTACAAATGATTGAGCAGTTACAGGCTGGACTTTCAAAGTTATCCCCATTAGTAAAAGAACAACTTATTGAAAAACTATTTGGTAAATTCCAATTTGCTCGTGTATCAGCATTGCTTGAAAATTTTGGAAATGCGGGTAGTCAGACTGTAAACGCTCTTAAAATTGCAGGAGCAACAAATCAAGAACTTGCAACACTTGCTAATCAAGAAATGAAGCAGGCTACTGAATCAACAACTGCTAAATGGCAAAGATCTATAGAAGGATTTAAAGCAACTCTTTATCCAGTAGGTCAAAAATTCCTTGAAATGGGAACTATTATTTTATCTATAGCAAATAAAATTGGCAAAGCATTTTCTACATTACCTGGACCAGTTAAAACAGTATTAGGCATTTTTGCAGGAGGAGCAGCACTTGCTGGACCTATAATTATGTTAACTGGTTTACTTGGAAACTTTGCTGGGTATTTGCTAAAAGGAGTTTTAGGTATTAAATCACTTGTATCAGGTGGAAGATCATTTAAAGAATTATTAACTCCTGAAATTTTAGCTTCTCAAAATGCTGCAGAGTTATTTGCATCTGGGATTACAGCAGATGTTAATGCTGTTGATTTACTTAATGATGCTATTAAAAGATTAACTGTTTCTCTTGAGGGCATGGCAGGTGCTATGACTACTGGAACTGCTGATGTTGCACTAACTAATGCAGCAGCAATTGCTGAAAGAAATATGTCGGGAAGAATTAGTCAAGAAGAATTTTCTTCTCTTCCAATGGCTAGACCTGCAACTATGGCATATAATAAATCACCAGATAAAATAAGGTCGGCAACTTTCCAAAAATCTCACGTTTCAGAAGCTCAAATGATAAGCTATGAAGAAGCTCAATTACTTGCTCTTGATGAAAATCTTACGCAGGGTTCAAAAGCTATTATTGATGCTGCAATAAGAGATGTAAGATTGGGTATTACAAAAGTAGAAGATTTCACATTAATGAGATTAAGTAATTTTGTTACAGATTTTACAGCAGCAGCAAATCAAGGACTAAAACCTCAAAATGGAGGTTATTTAAAGTCTAAGATTATTAGCGAAGAATTAAATGCATCGGTATATGGCACCAATTTTGCTCAACTGGAATCAAGAGGCATGGTTGTAAATGAACAAGCTGCAGCCAGACTTACTGCAGCATTAAATCAAACTGTAAAAGATGTTCTTTTATTTGATGAAGAATTTAAAGGAATGGATATTTTAACAGATGTTGAATTAACTAAAGCTTTCCAAAAATCTCTTACAATGGTAAATGAAAATATGAATCTTCTTGATGAAGAATCGGCAAAACTTTTACAAGGTTTTAATCAATTAAATGCAGAAAGAAATATTTTGTATGGTCGTATAGGCGCAAGTACAATGAAGGGTTTTGACCCTTATGAATACGAAGGAGTGCAGTATCCAGGCGGAAAAGCAATGGGTACTTATGCTCCAAGAAATGCTATGTACGCTGGAGGCGGAGATTATCAATTAACTTCATTAACTGCAAAATCTAAAGAAATAACAGCAAATATAGAAAAGATTTGGCAACAAGCGGGACTAGATGTGCCAAGAATTTATTTGTCTAGTATTGAACAAGCTCTTGCATCAGAATTACCTGCTGCACAATCTGCAATTGATGAAGAAATGGCTGTTTCTGGAGAACAAGCATCGGAATCACTTATAACACCAATGCAAGCAAAAATTGAAGAAGGAATGACAAACATAGGTCGTATTTCGGCTGAAGCAATTACTGCAGAAACTAGCATGTTTGCAGATGCTGGTGAAATGCTTGCAGCAGGTCTTATTACACCAATGCAAGCAAAAATTGAAGAAGGAATGACAAACATAGGTCGTATTTCTGCTGAAGCAATAAGCTTAGAGACAAGTGTATTTAATGCAGAAGGAATAACTCTTGCAGATGCATATACAGAAGGTTTAACGGCGGGACTGCTTGAGGCTGGAATAAAAGCATCAAAGATTGTAAAATTAGATATTGAAAAAATTGTAACTGAAAATCTTGCATCTATGGAAACAGCAGGAATGACATTAGCCGAAGCATTTAATCTAGCAATGCAAAAAGCTTTAGATGAAGCAAATGTTATGTTCCCTCCAAGTAAATTAGAAAAGCTAACTGGATCTTTAAGTTTTGGTAAAGGTGCAGCAATGGGAGTCGGAATGGCTGCTATGATGGGAGGTTCTTATGTCAGTGGTATTGATGGTGGAAATAATTCAACAGCAAATGCAGCAGGTAGCGCACTGACAGCTGCTGGATCAATTTCAATGTTAGCAATGTTTATTCCAAAATTAATGTCAAGCCTAGGCCCATTAATGGTTGTTGTGGGTGGACTTGTATTTGCTTTTAAAGCAGCAACTGATGAGTTTAGAACTCAAGAAAATGCATTAAAGTCTTCTTATACTATGAGTGCAGCTGCTGCATCACAATTTAACATTAGCTTTAAACCACTTGCTACTTATGATTTTAGTAAAACAACAGATGGATTAGATAAGCATAAAAAATCTGTATCAGACAATATGTTAGCTATAGATAATTTGACACAGGCATATATTAATTCAACAAGTCAGATGGATAAAGATGCAATAAAAAAACTTGG